TTTCGACGGCACGCTCGCGTGGACGATGATCTCCACCAACGCCGGAGCGCTCAAGATTGCCTTCGGTGATGAGAATGTCAGCGAAGTGGTCGCCAACGCGACTCACGGCAAGCAGGTCATGGCCAAGCTTGGCGCGCATCTGCCCGAGGAGCAGGCGTGGGTCTTCCTCATGAAGGACGGCGACGCCAGAATCGTGATCGTGGTTCCGGACGGACAGATCACGGAGGTCGGAGAGGTCACGTTTGCATCCAACTCCGCAGTGAGCTGGCCGGTAACCCTGTCCTGCTATCCCGACTCCACGGGAACAAGCATCTACATCCTTACGGATGACGGAGTGGTGACTGCATGAGGACATTCGGCGTAAGCAAGACTGAATATTTTGAATTTCAGATTGAGGGAAACGAGAAGATCTACAGGATCCCGCTCGCAGGGTCGATGACCAACCGCGAGCTGATCGCATTCAAGAAAACAAACGGCGATTATGAGAGCCAGATCGAATGGCTGCGTGGCTTTATGGGCGACGCAGTCGACGACCTGACTCCCGCGCAGACCGGGGAAATCTTACGCGCATGGTCGGAAGACACGCGTGAGCAGGGTGCGACCGTGGGGGAATCCTGAGCCTTGTCCAGATCATAGACGAACACGACCGTGCGTTGGAGTACGATCTCATGACACGGACGGGGCGGACCTTGACTGAATACATGCACATGGGGGCGGCCGGAAAGGTCGCCCTCTTATCGTTTATCAACCATTTGCCTCCAGACTCCGCGCTCAGAGCAGAGATGGAGCCGCAGGACGAGATCGGCGAGTGGTTCACGATAAAGAAGACGAACATGATCCTTGCAGACCTATTTGATGTGTTCGTGCAGTCAAAGACAAAGAAAGGGCGCAAGGCTAAAGAATACCCGAGGCCGAAGCAGAAGAAGCGGATCGGAAGAGGAGCTGTACCGATCAGTGAATTCTGGGATTGGTGGAATGGGGGTGATGATTAATGGCGAATGGTGGAGGAACAGAGGTCGCAAGAGCTTATGTGACCATTATTCCTAAATCAGACGGCACATCGAATCAGGTGATTGACGCCGTAGTCAATCCGATCAATGACGCGGTGAGCAAAGCCGGGACGAACGCGGGCGGACTGTTTAATACCAACCTGGGAAAGATTCTCGGCAAATTCGCGGCGCCTGCGGCGATTGGTGCGGCACTCGTTGGCGTGGGCAAATTTGCGACAAACGCGTTTAACGAGGTTGACGCCGGAATGGACAACCTGCTCATCGCAACGGGAGCGACCGGGGAAGCGGCAGAGGCGCTCGGGGATGTTTACAAGAACGTGGCCCGGAACGTGAAAGGAGACTTCGGAGACATCGGCTCCGCGGTGGGTGAATTAAACACCCGTCTGGGGCTCAATGATGAGCAGCTCGAATCGGCATCGGAATCGGCGATGAAATATGCGCGGGTGACGGGACAGGACGCTACCAAGGCGATCCAGGACGTCACCAAAATGATGAACAATGCAGGGATTCCGGCCGAAGAATATGGAGCAACCCTCGACAAGCTGACCGTGGCCGGGCAGCAGGCGGGCGTGGACGTCGGAAAACTGGCGCAGACCGTCAACCAGAACGCTGCAAGCTTCAACGAGTTGGGATTCTCCACCGATGAAGCGATCGCCATGCTTGCTCAATTTGACAAGAGCGGCGCCGACACATCCGGCATCCTCGCCGGTATGAAGAAAGGCGTGCAGAATTGGGCCAAGGAAGGCAAGAGCGCCAAAGACGGATTCGCGGAATTCGTAAAGGGCGTTGAGGACGGATCTCTGACAAGCGCAGATGCGATCGAACTGTTCGGTGCCAAGTCCGGCATCGCCATGTTTGACGCCGCACAAAAGGGGCAGTTATCGTTCGATGACATGCTCACGGCCATTGAGGGGAGCGCGGGAGCGCTCGACACGGTCTACGAATCAACATTGTCTGCGCCGGACCGGATGGCACTGGCATGGCAGAACGTGAAGATTGCGGCCGCAGATGCGGCGGCTCCGCTCATGTCGCTTGCGGCTGATGTCCTCACGGGCGTGGTGATCCCCGCGCTCCAGTGGGCGAGCGAGAACGTGAGCGTGTTTATGACTAATGTAGGCGCTTGGTATGACCAGTACATAGCGCCGGTAGTTGCCCAGGTATCGACGTTCATTCCGCCAATCCTGTCGGCGATCGGCTCGCTCGTGATGAGCACCGTGCAGACCATCGGCAACATTTTCAATCAGGTAATGCCTCAGATCCAGCAGCTCGTGCAGGATGTGTGGCCGGACATCCAGACTATCATAACGACGGTCATGTCAATCCTGCAGCCGTTTGTCGTGACGGCATGGAATGTTATAAGCAGCATCATGACAAACGTAATGAACGGCATCAGCACGGTCGTCAAATTGGTGTGGCCAGTCATCTCGTCGCTGATCAGAACGCATGTCAGCACGATCAAGACGGTGATCACCAACATCAGCACGGTCATCTCGAGCGTCAAGAGGACATTCAACAGCATCAAATCGGCCATTTCCGAGCCAATCCAAAAGGCGAAGGATACGGTCGAGAAGGTAATCAACGGAATCAAGGGATTCTTCCCGATCAGCGTCGGCAAGATCCTGGACAACATCAAGCTGCCACACTTCACGGTGGACGGCGGTGAGTTCCCCTACGGCGTAGGAGGAAAAGGTTACATGCCATCGTTCGGCGTGGACTGGTATGCAAAGGGCGCTATCTTCGACGGCGCGCAGATCATCGGCGTCGGTGAGGCGGGTCCCGAGGCGGTCGTTCCCTTGTCCGGCCAGAACATGAAACCGTTCGCGGAAGCGATCGCGGATGCGAGCGACGAGGATTACGGAGAGCTGTCGAATGCCATTTACAGGGCGGTCTCGGCCGCACTTGCAAACAGTAACCTTAAGATGCAGATCGGAAGCCGGGAATTCGGAAGGATCCTGAGAGAGGCGGGTGCATTGTAATGATGAAAACTCAGATTAAATACATCGCCTCTTCAGGGAATACCTACGACCTGACCACCAAGGACATCCTGACGCGGGTGGGCGACTATTACGACTGGTCGTGGAAGCCGGAAGGAGCAAAAAGGCAGTACGGCTCGCGAGTCTCGAGCTTTTCGAGGGACGCGGCACAGTACGAGCCAGAGCTCATATTCGGACGAAACCAGAAGGGACTGAGGAAACTCATTCAGGCGCTGCACAACGACTTTGAGAACGACCTGCGGCGGATGAAGCCGGGGAGGATCGTCTGGGGCGACTGGTATCTTGACTGTTTTATCAACGGGTCAAAAGTCGACAACGTCAGCTATTGGAAGTGGATAGCAAACAAGATTCAGATTTATGGCCCTTATCCATTCTGGATCAAGGAAGAAAAGGTCGTGTTGAATGCTGCCGGAGAAGTGTCGGGAGATTTCCTCGACTACACATTCGACTATAACTACGACTACGCCGCCGCCGCGATCGGTGAAAAGATCATTTATTCAGAGTCGCCATTTACCTCTGAATTCAGACTGGTGATCTACGGAGAAGCGGTCAATCCAAGAATAACGATCAACGGTTATCCTTACGTTTTGTATACGACTATACCGGCGGGCGCTTACGTCGTGATCGATTCCAGACAGAAGACCATCATGATGTACCAGAACGGCACCCAGACAAACATCTTCGATTACCGAAACAAATCCGATTCGATTTTCGAAAAGATCCCGGCCGGAAATCTGCGAATCGTCTGGGATTCCGCCTTTGGTGCAGACCTCACGATATACAGGGAACAGGTAGAACCGGAATTCGAGGAGGTGCCGTATGAATGACATCATCGTAGCGAATCCGGACGGCACTGAGGTGAGAGTCATGCTTTTTAATGAGTATGACTTCGAGATCGGAGACGAGGAGAATAGCTTCCTGATCACAAGCCCAAGGGCAGAATGGGAACGAGTCGAAGAAAATTCGAGGATCTATATTCCTGGCACGGAGTACGGTGGCCTGTACAAGCGTCTGGAATCGGATACAAAGAATAACTCTGTCGCAGTAGGAGGGCTGACATGGCGGGGGATGATGCAGAAAAAGATCATTTCGCCCGCCTCCGGCGCCGACTACGCCACCGACTCGGGCGAGCTGAATCAGATCATCGGCGCGCGAGTGAGCGCAGCATTTCCGGGGTTGTTCTCAGGCTCCAGTGAGTCGACAGGCGTCACGGTTAATTATCAATATGCTCGATACTGCACACTTTACGATGGTCTCAAGGCATTGCTCAAGAGCAAAGGATACAAGATGCAGATCGTCTACGACCTCGAACGCAAAAAGGTCGTCGTGTCCGCGGTGCCGATCGTGGATTACTCGAGAGAAATCGAGTATAGCTCCGATATGAACGCGGACTACACGATGATCATCAACCGCACCGGTATAAATCATCTGATTTGTCTGGGGCAGGGCGAATTGAGAAACCGAATCGTCGAGCATCTTTACGTGGATGGCAGCGGGAACATATCGCAGCGGCAGACCTTTTTTGACGAGGACGAGATCGCGGAAGTATATGACTATGCCGGAGCTAGTAGAGAGGACCTGATACAGTCGGGAATCGACCAGCTCGTCAAGGAGATCAATCTGAACGAGTTCCGAATAGAGATTGAATCGGAGCGAGAGGTGCAGATCGGCGACATCGTGGGAAGCCGTGATTATGTGACCGGACACACAGTGTCCGCGCCGATCACGAGCAAGCTCGTAAAATTCGAAGACGGCTACGCGAAGATAGAATACAAGCTCTCGGACGATGTGACGGTAGAGAGCATATAGAGAGGTGATTACGTATGAATATCATCACAGGATACAAAGGAGAGCCTCACATTACATCTCAGCAGGACCGTAATGTGAATATTGGCATCTTTGGCAGCGGGACGCACATCGTTAATGTAGGCTCGAAAATGGCTGCGTCGATCGTGAGCGCTAACGAGATCGTCATCGCGGACGGACTTCTGGTGGCAGAAGGATGCACAGCAGAGATCGAGAGAGGCACATCCGAGTCGATCGCGATCGAGAACGGAGCCCAGGGGATGCTCAGGAAGGATTTGATCGTAGCCAGATACACGAAAGAGTCTGGAACGGGCGTGGAGAATATGCAACTCGCATATATCGCCGGGACGCCCGCAGCAAGTGCTCCGGCACTGCCTGCTTATAACACCGGAACCATAGCAAGCGGAGACACATTAGTTGATTTCCCACTGTACACTGTCAATCTGAACGGGATCTCAATTGAGTCGGTAGAGCGCATGGTCGACTATGTCGAGCTCGCTAATAAGACCACAGTCGACGCCTTGTCTACAAAGATGGGCTCCGGAACGCTTGCGACAGCGGCTAAGAACGTGATTGGAGCAATAAATGAACTGCGAACATCAATCACGAACACGGCAAGCAGTTTGCAGACTGCGATCAATAATGCCGTCACCAGAATCGCCAACGAAGAGACAAAAAATGCGGGAATCGCTAAAACTCTAACTTTTGCTGTTGCCGCAGGCGCACAGGATTTTAAACTGTTTAGCGGTCCTTCGACAATATTGCTCGTCGTGGCATCTGCATGGCCTACGGAGGACGCAAAGGGTCTTTATTTGGTTGGAATAGCGGGCAACGGCGACTTAGCTATTAAGACCATAAGTGCGGCGGCGAAAGTCAGTGTGACGGAATCTGTGAGTGGATCTAATCATTTAATTCGAGTTCAAAACAACAGCCAATCTAATGTCTATTGTACTTACATTGTCACGCACCAGAGTTGAGGAGGGAGGTAGAGCATGGCATTAACAACGCTTGAGACAAACATCGTATTGGATGTTTATGATCACGACGGCACACGACCGTCAATAAAATCTATCGCCCTCGACGATAACACACGGTATGTCTTTGCGAGGCTGACATATCAGGGCAACACTTACGACATCGGTAGCACTGCGTCCGTCAAGTTAGTCATCATCCGTCCCGATAAAGTAGGTGCACAGGTAGCGGGCGAAGCGAAAGAGATTCAGATCGGACAGGAAGACGAAAGCATCATCACTATCTATGGTGCTTATGCTGAGTTAGACCAACCCGCCATTGCCGTGGCGGGAACTCTCCTCGGGCAATTCATCATCACATCTGGAAATCAGATTCTGCGCTCGCAGATTTTTGCCGTCAACAACGGTGAGGCTTTGGACGCTGACGAGTGGGCGGGGCAGTACGATGGCTACAACCTGGACGAACTGGTGGAAAAAGTCGACGACATGGAGGCCGACGTAACTGAGTTAAAGAGCGGTTTAAGTCGGTACAATGTCATTGATTTACTTAATAATGGTAATAAAGAAAGCCGTACAATCAGTGGAATAACATTCACATGGAATAGTGATGGAAGTTGCACAGTTTCAGGAACAGCTACAGCATCTGCTTTGTGTCAAATATATAGTGACACTAATAATTTTCCGGCATGGCTTGAAAAAGGGAAATCGTATAGAATCATTTTTTCATCTTCAAAGATAAGCCTGAAAGTATGGTTTTATAAAAATGGTTCATATTCAATTGGTCTTTCTATAACAAATAATCGCACTGTTACTATACCAAATGATGCACAGGGTCTTGTCATAAGATTACAAGTTGAAAAAAATGTTACTGTAAATGAAACAGTGCATCCACAAATTCTTTCAACTTTCACCAATAAAGAACTATCAAAGCTGGTAAGCAGTATTGGTTATGATGATGTAGAAGTGATTACAGATTTCACATTTGAAACAGGATATATTGGAAAATTTGGTGTTATTGGCTCAAGCGGAAACCATACAAACTTGTTTCCTGTACAACCAAATAAGACATACTATTTAAATCATTATACGGATGACACAGTTGGTGCTTTCTATGATGTGAATGGGGAATTCTGTGAACTTCTTATGAAGTCACAAATAACTACTATTTCTGATGTACTGCATAGTTTTACTACTCCATTAGAAGCAAGATACATGCGTTTGAATGTAGGTGACACAAGAAAATATCGTGTAAGCGTATGTTCAAAACCTTGCATCTTTGTTACTGGAAGCGGAACATATGCGATTGTGGCAAAAGATAAAAGTGTAAGTAAATACAATGATAAAAAGCTGTGCTGTATCGGAGATTCCATCACTTATATAGATAGAACGATTGAAAACAATAATGTTAATCATGGGAATCTGCTATGTGGATGGCAAGAATATGTTGGATTGCTATTTGATTCATATACGAATTATGGATTTAGCGGTGGAACTTGGGGTCAGTATGACAATGGTGCTACATCCATTTATGATGGAGTTGTCACAGCGGGCTTGGATTTGTCGGGATTTGATGCGTTCATTCTCTTGGGTGGTTATAATGGTATGGGAACTACTGATTATGAAATGGGTGAAATTGGTACATATAACCAAAACACATCACCAACTACAAGCCAACTTGGCGGATTGCGTGGTGTAATTGATTATATTTATTCTCAAAACCCAAATGCCAAAATCTTTCTGTGTACAAATTTCCATACAAGCGGTTATTACACATGGGGCGCATACAGGACAAGACTTGCCACATATAGACAAGCTGTTCTTGATTTAGGCACTATGCTTGGGATTCAAGTCATTGACCTTGAAATGGATGCAGGATTTACATTACATAATTATCAATCGCTCACATATGATGGGTTGCATCCAAACAATGATGGAATGCGGTTGATTGGGGAAGCAGTAAGAAAGGCAGTTATGATTTAAATAGACAAGCGGCAGACATAACATGTAAGGTGCAAATCCTTGCCCGAATCTCACTTAAAGCACCATTTGTTGGCAATGGGTATTGAGGTGTAACATGAATACAAGCAAAATCATCAAAGGAGTGGTCGGCGGCGGGCGGTACACCGTCACTGCTCCGATAATCAAAGAGGACTACGGTCTGTATCTCCAGATTGAGGGCATCGAACTGCCAGATACTTATGAGGTGGACTTTTCCAACGATGAGCATTCGGGAACGTCCGTGACCATGATAGGTAACTCTGACGGAGTGCTGATTCCTAGCCAGTTCATCAAGTCGGGAAAAGACGTATTCGCGTTTTTGTATCATGTCGGGGAGGACTACGGAAGAACAGTTTTTAAATTCCGCATTCCCAACAAATTGCGCCCAGACAGAACAGACGAAGAACCTACACCCGAACAGGCAAGCACCATCGACCAAGCTATTAATGCTCTGAATACGGCAGTGGCAAAGACCGCACAGGATGTGATTGACGCTGATGCAAGCGCACAGAGGGCGTCAGAGTTTGCAGAAGACGCAAGGGACGCAGAAGCAAGAGCGGCGGCAAGAGCGGCAACGGCGAAAACCCATGCTGACAGGGCAGAACAGGCAAGTGATGATGCTCAGACTTATGCCAACAACGCAAGCGCATCTGCACGGGCATCGGCTCAGAGTGCACAGACTGCAACCGAAAAAGCCGATTCCATCCTCAACCTTACTGCATCCGCTCAGACGCTCCCCGAAGGCTCAAGTGCTACGGCAAGCTATGACGCTCAGACAGGGGTGATGAGTTTCGGGATTCCCAAGGGCGAAAAGGGCGAGAAAGGCGACCGTGGAGAACAGGGAATTCAAGGTATCCAAGGTGAAAGAGGACTGACTGGCGCAAGCGGTGTTTATATTGGTGATACCGAGCCAACTGATGAGGGAATTAATGTATGGATTGATACAAGCGAAGATGTTGATGACAAATCATCTCCTATTGTTGGAGTTGGACAGGCGGGTTACATGAAGATATAAGAAAGGAGTCAAAATTGGCATACACAAAGAACTCATGGACAGATGGCGACATTGTTACCAGTGCAAAACTCAACCACATGGAAGACGGGATCGCAAACAGTGATAGCGTGATGGTTATCAATCTTAACAATGGCACGCTTGACAAGACATGGCAGGAGGTCTATGACGCCATGATCGCAGGAAAATTGTGCGTGGTCAGAGACGACTCGGGGACACCTGAAGGTGGAATTTCAGTCAGCATAGTATATAGCGTATTTATTAACGAAGGTGTTTACGCGGTTGTCGCTTCGGATACGTACAATACATCATCGGCAACGGGATACCCCATGATCGAAAATGGTGACGATCCAATCTAACGCAGAAGGAATTAATGACGCAAGAAACATTGCTGAGGCAGTTGCCTGCATCAATGGCACTGGTGGAAGAGGTGGTTGCAAAAATGAGCATATTAAAAATAAAAGATTCCCAAGGTAATTGGGTGGGAGTGCCATCAATCAAAGGCGATAAGGGCGATACAGGACCGCAAGGACCGAAGGGTGATTCTGGTACAGACGGCATCTCTCCTACTGTCTCAATCACTCCCATCACAGGCGGTCACAGAATCACTATCACGGATAAGGACGGTGAGCATTCTGCGGATGTAATGGATGGCACGGGGAATGTTGATGACGTGCAGATTAACGGAACGTCTATCGTTGACGAGAATGGTGTAGCAAATGTGCCGATTGCGGGAAGTGAACAACTCGGAGCAGTTTGCGTTAGCCACAATTATGGAATTGACATTAATTATGGTGGAAGGATCAACATCGTCGCTCCAACGACAGCTATTGTAAAAGACGGGACTAATCTATATAAGCCAATAACGCCAAAATTTCAACACGCATCTGCTTTCTACGGTCTTGCCAAAGCCGCAGGAGACACAACCCAATCTCAGAGCAGTAATGCGGTGGGGAATTATACGGACGCGGCAAAAGGCAAGATACAGGCTATGTTAGGCATTGCAGACCTCATCGGCAACAGTGAGGGAGCAACGGCATCACAGGCATATTCTGTCGGGGACGTGTTCTTACATAAAGGCAAACTGTACAAGGCTACGGCATCAATCGCACAGGGTTCTGCCATCGTTCCGAATACAAATTGTTCGCAAACAACCATCATCGACCTTTTGAGAGGAGTATAAGATTATGACATATTACGCACAGAGAAAATCAATCATCAACAGTGAACCTCAGCCTGTCGTAAACAAGTACGGCACTCGTGAGGAAATGGAATACCAGTTCCATCTCTTTTGCGCTTCTGCCGTCAAGACAGACATCAAGGACATTGACTCCATCGAATGGGGAACGGTCGAGGGAGGAGTTATCGAGCGCAAGAGATACACGAAGCCTACTCCCGAACCCGAAGAGGTGGTGGAAGAGTAACTGAGTTAAAGCACCATTTTACTCAGTTCCCAAAAACTCAAATTTTACTTTTTAACTTTTAACCAGGGCGCTCTCCGGGGCGCTCTTTTCATGTGATCCTATGGAGGGCGCCAATGTGTTAGAAGCGGTAAT